AGTGCTGTCATTTATGTAATGATTTAATTGTGGGTTAAGACCGGAGCCGGTTATAGCAACAGTTGGTGCATTGGACGTTTGAGTTTGAACCGCAAATTTTCCGTATGTGCTTGGCGAACTTGTTCCAATCCCTACGTTACCGGAGGAGTCGATACGCATACGCTCGTACAATGTGCCACTAAGGTAAGTGTGGAAAATCAGGCTACCTTGTCCACTCGCCGTCTTCCCACCTTCTAACCTTGCGTAATTTGTAGTTCCATCACCATAGTTAATGTATTGCGTTGTTGAAACACCACTACTCAGATTCAAATGCCCCGCAAATAGATTCTGTGCCGTCCCAGACGCATAGATGTTCCACTTGTTAGCACCGGAGGAGACTGCGCTGGTGATGCCGTAGTTGTTGGTGCCTTGGGTTTGGTCTTCTATTTTTAAGCCATGAGCATTTGTAATCGTACTTCCTGCGCCTTTTCCTATGGTTAAAGCTCTAAACGCCTCTACGTCAGTAGACGTATATGCACTAGCACTCGTCGTGGGCTGAGAGCCAACCCCAGTTATTCTTGTTGTTGCTGAACTATCTCCAGCAGCAACAATCAAAGCTCCATAACTAGATACCCCGTTAGTAGTTGTGCCACCTATTTGTAGTTTATATCTGGAATCGGGCGCAACCCCCACCCCCACATACCCATTCACCGTCACGGTGTCGGTGGAGGCATCGCCTAGGGTGGTGTTGCCTGTGATGTTGGCGTTGCCATCTACGGTGAGTTTGTTTGTAGGCGAACTCGTCCCAATACCTACGTTACCGGCAAAGTAGTTATCAGCAGTTCCGTTTGCGTAGAAGTTCCAGCGGCCTGTTCCGGAAGCGATGTTGGAATAGAATCCGTAGTTATTCGTAGCACCAGTTAAACTGTTAGCTACATAAACACCATACTGACTTGTAATTGCTGCGCCGCCACTTAGCGCGGTTTGTCCAACGTATAATCCAAACGCATTTGATAAAGTAAACGCACTTGCAGCAAGGCCAATCTGAGCCTGAAGTTGAGCTGCCGATGAAGTAACATCAGATTGAACCAAGCCATTACTTAAAACACCAACACTATCGACTGCTCCTGTTACCGTCTTACCTACGCGAAGTGAGTATCCAGTAAGGCTTGATGTACCAATACCTACATTACCGGAGGAGTTGATACGCATGGCTTCTGCGCCGCCCTCAGTAAACGCAATCGTATCGGCAGCAGGGAAGAAAATACCTGTATTTGTATCTCCAGAAGTCGTAATTGCAGGGGCGGCTGCGCTTCCTGCGGAGAATGTTGCTACACCACTCGCACTCAGCGTCGTAAACGCACCCGTATTCGGTGTTGTTGCGCCCACCGTTCCATTTAGTGGGCCGGAAAATCCAGTCGCTGTAATAGTTCCTGACGAAATGGTTACGCCGGAATTATTCTTTATGAGCTTCCCAGTTGTTCCGTCATACGTCGGAATAGCATTATCTGTGGCTGATGCAGGACCAACTACATCACCAGAGGCACCAGCACTGGATGCCAGAAGCTTTACCGTTCCTGCGGCATTCTTGAAATAGAGCTTCTCGTCCTGAGTATTTAGGGCAAGCTCACCAGCAACCAAATTGCCTGCAGTTGGTGCTGCGGCAGCAGTGGTCGAATAATAAAGGGAGATTGGCGTGTATCCAGTTTGGGCCATGCTCTATTCCTTAAAAAGTTCCGCCAGCAACGCCGCCGGTAATTGCGCCTGTTGATGGATTACAAGTTATTGATGAGTTTACCAATTGCGGCAAATTTCCAGTAGTGGCCGACACAAACGTCAGATAATTGGTCGCATTAGTGGAATTTACAGTAACTGCCGTATTGGTGGCATTTGTTGCGGTTGTAGCTGTTGTGGCCGATCCGGCAGTCGCCGCATTCAGGTTTGCCACCTGAGTGGTGCTAGAAACGGTAAAAGGCGCAGTTCCAGTAGAAACTGTAGAGGTAATGACGCCAGATGCCGAAATTGTCGTAAAAGCACCTGTTGTTGGGGTTGTCGCCCCGACAGTGCCATTGATATTGATTGAGGCCGTTCCGGTCAGATTTGTGACTGTTCCGGAAGACGGGGTTCCCAAAGCACCACCATTAACCACAAATGCCCCTGCAGAGCCTACATTGACGCCCAGAGCAGTTACTACGCCAGTTCCGGTGGTTATGGTGGAAGGGGATGATCCTGCGCCGCCGCCGACCATTAAAGCGTTAGAAGCCAAAACCCCTGAGCTTGAAATTGCAGTAGAGCCTGAGAAATAAAGAACCCCACCAGACGTTCCAGAGGTTAATCCAGTTCCGCCAAGGGTCACGGCCACCGGACTGGTGAGGCTGAATTGGCTACCAGTTAAGGTCAGGCCAGTGCCTGCCGTATAGGTGCCAGACCCTGAGAACTGAACCCAGACTATCGGATCAGTTCCTACTGTCGTTACAGGATCTGTCTGAACCCATCCAGTGTCTCCATACAAAGTTCCATTCGAAACAAAGGTAAAGTCACCAGATGCAATTTCTGTAGAAGTATCAAAATCAGTCGCTCTGGTCAGAACAGTCCCGCCGGTCGCCCATGTGTAAATACCGTTATTTGCTTGAGTGGCTTCGTTCTTGACCAAAATACGGTCGCCGTTCAGAAGCGTATATCCATCCAGCGTTGTCAGGGCGACACCCAAAGTCAGCGTAGCGCCGACGCCAGCGGTGCCATTGTTGTAGGTTACAGAGCCGCCAGTAATCGAGGCCAAAGTTCCAGTCGTGGCAGCAGCGCAGGCGGCATGAACATGAAGACCTTCTGCTACCGCATCGACATATTGCTTTGTCGCAAGCTGCAGCGCAGACGTAGGATCTTGCGTAACAGTTACCGAAGTAAGGCCAGCCAGAGTCGATGCGGTCGATCCAAGAGATACGCTCGTTGAACCAATCGTTATCGATGAATTGGCAAGATAATTATTGGCAATTGCCGTTGCATTCCACGTTCCGGAAGTTACGGTTCCTACTGTAGTAATACTTGAAGAACCGGCAAGCGGAGAGGCACCAACAGTGTTGTAGCTGATGGTCTTCGCAGAAGATCCATCGAATGTCGTTCCAGAGGCATCGCCAGTTCCAGAATTATTGAACGTCAGGGAGTTGGTGGTATTTGCCGTTATAGTCCCAGATCCACCAAGCGAAACCGATGTTCCGTTAAACGTGACGCTTGAGTTTGAAAGCGCACCGTTTGGAATATTGGTAAACGTATTTGATGCGCCAGACATTGACTTATTTGTCAAAGTCTGAGATCCAGTGAGAGTAGCTACAGTGCTATCAATAGCAATGGTAACTGGCGCAGAACCATTGTATGAGGTTCCACTAAGTCCGGTTCCAATCGTCAATGCATTGGAAGCGGTTGCAGTAACGGTGACTGATCCACCAAGACTTACAGAAGATCCATTGATCGTTATAGAGCTATTTGTAAGGCTTGAATTCCCAATGTTCGAAAGAGTATTGCTTGACCCAGAAATTGTCTTATTGGTCAGCGTTTCTGATCCATCAAGGGTAGACAATGTTCCTGTAGTCGGAAGCGTTACATTCGTTCCCGCGGTAAGCGTCAACGTCAGGTTGTATGCGCCCGAAGTTGCGAGGTTACCCCCAAGAGTTATTGTCTTGCCGCTATTCGCTACTCCAGTTCCGCCGCTTGCGCCGTTGAGAATTCCACCAAGAACCACGGCACCACTGGTCGGAGACGCCGGAGTGAAGCCGGTGCTTCCGGCATCAAACGTAGTTACACCGCCAGCAAGAGAAAATTGATTCCAAGATCCAGACGCAAATCCGTCAAAAGTCTGCGTATCACTGTTAAATCTAATCTGCCCGTCAGCGCCAACCGGCTGTTGCGCCGAAGTCCCGACAGGGATCTTCATTGCGGCAGTTCCCGGGATTATCGGGTTCGAAACAATCGAAATAGTCGGATTTCCGCCCGATCCATTGCCATTTGCAACATCAATCTGATTTGCAGTTCCGGCAATCAGCACGCCGCCAGCGGTTGCGCCTCCCTGAAACGCTAAAAGACCAGTCCCGCCAACCTGAGCAATTGCTGAAATCAGCCCATCAAGGCTCAAAGTCGGGTTCCCAGCCACTCCATCGCCATTTGACACGGCCAAACCAGTGCCAGAAACCGCTATAGAACGCGCTGCAACGGTATTTGATGCGGTTTTGGCTATCAGACCATTACCAGCAGTCTCCAGTGAGCCAGAAGCCCCATTTAGCGTGATCTGAAGGGTGCTTAATGCGCCACCATCAGTCAATCCAAGGCCGGTTCCGGCACTTAAAGCCCTAGAATTCGGTAATGTAGGCTCCTGATTGACCGTCAGGATGGTCTGAGTCAGTGATGGGGAAGCCGCAATCGCAGCGGTAGTGGCGCGAACGGTAATCCCGTTCTGCACCATTGGGACAATTTCTGACCCATCAAGTGGTTGCGCGGCTGGAAGGTCCGTAATTTTTACATTTGGCATTATGGCGTAACCTCAAGCCCGTCAAGATTTCCGTTATTTTCCGGAGTCTCACCATTTTGTTCTGTAGAAATAACATAACCACCATAACCTCCGGTAGTTAGGTCGTTCGGGTCAGTTGCGACTGAAACATCAGGACGCGCAAAACGCAGAGCAATTCTCTCGGTCTGGCGGGCAGGAAGCCTATACGGGTCTTTCTGATCCGCACAACCCTGATCACACACTCGAAGGCCGGGGAAGTTCGGATCATTCGTCATTGCCGAATATGGTCGCTTCATCTTGCAGCGATCACAGATTGCTATCGCAATCGATGAATACCCTCTAGTGTCAAGAAATAATGGCATCAGCGTGTGTATGGCGAAATATTTGGCGCGAAGTAGATCGGAGACTTGTCTCGCTCTTCCTGTTCCGCTTCATTGAGATACTCGTTTGCCATCTTTTCAAGATAAACAATTCGATCCATCGCAACGCCCGGAAGCTCCAGAGCCATCCTATGAGCCAACATAAATACCGTGGCCTCATACCAACGCTGCGGAACCTCAAGCTCATCCTGCAGCGCCCCTACGTCCTGAATCTGCCTCGAATACCAAACAGTCATCTGGACAAAAGGATCTGAAGGAACTGGCCACAGATAAATTTTTGGCTGCGGAATGGTGCGATCAAACCAGAACTGGAATGGCTGATTTGCAGTAAAGTTCTTATTCGGCAGGTTCGTGTAGTCATCACGATTCAATCTTGCCATCGTGATTTCAGTGCTGTTGTTGCCCACATAAAACTCACGAACGGAAAGCGTATTGCCGCCAGTCTCACGGATGCGGTAATACTGGACATTCTGTCCCGGGTCAATGTCATACCACAGCCACTCGTTATTCACCCAGACAGTCTCGCCCGGGTCATAAAGCGTTGACCAAGTAGAACCATCTTCCGAGTATTCAATCAAGACATTAAACGTGCCGCTAACGCCCGGTAGTATCCCAATCGATCCAGCATAAATTGGATTCGAAGTCCCGAAATTGATGGCGATATTGCCATTCGCAGAAGTCTGCGTGCAGATCGTATCTACGTCGCTGTCAAAGGCATTGGCTATTACACCGCCCGCAGAAGTCGTATATCCACCAGTTGAATTCGGCGTCGGGCGATTCATGCGCCGATACAGCGCATTCAAGACATCCACAGATCCCAGAGGCAGATCATAGATATACTTGTTGGCCTGAAGGCCAATGACTTTCTTGTTGATTGCCCAATATTGGATGCCAATATTGATGAGGCGAGAAAGCAGGAAAAACAAGCTTTCCCTAGCAGATACTTGCTGTTCTGCGGTCAGTTCTTCGGCAAGCTTACCGCACCGACGCGCTCCGTGATCGATAAGCTGCTGTACGTTGATTACCGTCGTACCAACAGTTCCTGAAGTGGCCATCTAGCATCCTTTCACCAGCCGGGGCAGTTCCACCGTTTCATTGAAGCCCTTGCCCGACTACCGCGTTCACTTTTACGAGCTACCGGCCCCATTCTAGCGCAGAAGCTATCCCGACGAGGGCCGCCTTGGGGCTGCGGAGCCTTCAAATTACTGCCAGTTTCACGGTTGTATTTTTCGCGCCCTTTGGCGGTCAAACCAGCCCCGCGCTCGGCAGGAAGCTTCTCGCCACGACCAATAGCTAGCGAGACATTCCCGCCCTTAGCCTTCTTCTCCGGAAGCTTTTTGTAAGCCTTTTTTGCAACATTGCTTTCCGTATATTCCTTGGCAACGCTAGGCTTGATGCCGACGCGCTTGGCAAAGCGCGGGTCAGTTTCCGCTGCCTTCATAAAGCGAAACTGAGCTTTTGATTTTGCTGGCATCATGCCACCTGAGTCATGGTTGCAATGATTGCAGGGATAGCCGGGTGTGCCGGAGACACGCTTGCTGGCAATGCTTCAAGTGTTACTGTGGCAACATCCGGCAACCAAATCATTTCAGCATAGTCATTTGCGTCCATCTGCAAAAAGATGTTCCAAGAAACTAAAACATACCCATAAATACTTGCAGTCTTTCTGGCTGGAACGGTAACTTTTCCGGCAGAAAACGGGACATCAACGCCATTGATTCTTGTCCAAATGGTCACATCTTCTTGCGAGTTTTCAATGTTTTTTACTTGGGCGCTGAATTGAAGGTTATAGACCCCCGTAGCAGGAACAGTCATCCGCGTATTTGCTACAAGTGTGATGCCATCAGCAACATCGATGGAATCAAAAGTTATCGCGGTTCCTGCGGAGACGCTTCCTGTTTGAGAGGCATTTCCACTAAAAGCACCATAATGCGCGTTATACGCCCGGAGAGTGTTCAACGTAGCTTGGGCATTAGCGCCGCCTTGCACCAATGGAATAAGCTCGGAGCCATCCAATGTGGTGGCACTAGGCATTGCCGAAATCTTTTGATCAGCCATTACGAGGACTCCAGAATAATTTTGTCATCATTTTCTTGCAAAACGTAACCCGGAGCAGATTCGTCTGCGATGTAGAAAGTTGCTGTAGGAGCGGCTCCATATAGATCAACGACACCATCGTCACCGACATCCTCTCCGATGCCAGCGCCCAAAGCATTAACGGCGCTTGTCTGACCGGCAAATCCGTCGGTAGTGTTCGCCTGATCTGCTACATCACCATACCCTACGGGCATGATTAAATACCAGCCTGAACCAGTTTCAGGGTTGCGGTGCCATCACCAGAGTTCACCAGAACCTTGATGCCAGTTACTGGAAAAGCATAGTTGCCGTCTTGATTTGCCGTCTCACCCGTAATGGTGGGATGCGAAAACCAAGTCGAAAATCCAACTGCAGGATCGTCAAAAGTATGCTGAACAGTGTAGTCCACCGTTCCAGTAACAACCACGCCAAAACCAACATTAAACGGCGTGACGTTTGTATTCATTACCAAAGCCGAGCTAGAGCCAGTGCCGGTCTTTGAGACAGTTTGAAGTTTCATTTTATTACCTCAAAAAAGCAGGGGCCGAAGCCCCCACCTTATTTAACAACGGCTACCTTTGGAATACCCACCTTTCCGCTTATTCTGCGGCGGGGATACCGTCCGGCTAACTTCTCGTTCTGTGGTGGTAACGGCCCCTTGACCTTTGAAAGCATCCCGAGCTTTACGCAGGAGATTCATCGGGTTCATAGCTTCACTCATAGCACGATTCTCTTCAGCCTCGCGCTTATAGTGATCTTGATAACCCTTCGTTTCTCTTGCTGCCTGAGCATTCAGCGGCTTCATATCGCCGCCTTCAGCCTTTTTTACAGCACCACCTTTCTTGAAGGTGCCAGAAAGCCTGCTAATCGAGACAGGTGCCGTGGGCTTTTTCTTTCCCTGCGGCATCTGTTCCGGACGACCATCATCTTGCACTTGGCCGCCCTTAGCATACTTTTTTACAGCACCACCTTTCTTGAAGCCGCCTTGACCCTTAACAACGCCGCCGGTCTTGTAACCACCTTGACCTTTGACAACGCCGCCAGTCTTCAGCCCTTTATGAGCCTTCGACGCCGGTTTATCGGCATGAGCTTTCAGTTCGGCTTTGGTGGCTTCCTTAGCGTGTTCCGCCTTGGTTTCCATCTCACCGCCCTTTTTAGCCATAACCGGAGCAGCCATACCGCGCTGGCCAATCATTGCACGCCGACGAGCAGCCATAGACGGACGAGCCGGAGAACGGCCAGCCGGAGCTACAGCAGGAACCCGAGCAGCAGGAGCAGCAGCCAAAGCACCCATAGTGCCGCCATCCATCTTTTTGACGGCTTTTTTGGGCATCTTGACATGACCACCTTTTTTGAGCTTCAGTTCAACTGTAGGCTCGGTGGTATACATCTTCACCATCGGTTTGAATTGACCCATGATGCCTCCTTACGGCGCAGGCGACCGATACACCACGGTCACTCGCATTGCACCGGCAGATGCAGCAGTGCCGGTCTGGCTATAAGTGGCAGTCACAGGAACTTCAGCCGAACCAACATCGGCCCAAGCACTGTAAACGCCGGTAGACGCAACACTGGCGCGACCAGCCGAACCAACCGAAGTGGACGCAACATAAGCCGCGGCAGATCCGGATTTTCCGACAGTCACAGTATTGGTCGTAGCGGCATTGAATGCCGTAGTGACATCAATGTTGATGTCAATAATTTGAGCATTGGCCGGAATCGTGCCAATCGTCACCGCAGAACTATCGGTATAAGCGACAGTGTTGGTAACAGCAGACAGAACTCCACCAATGTTCGTTACGATATTTCCCATAACAAACTCTCCTATGCAGAGGGGACCGAAGTCCCCTCCAGCTTGGTTTAGACGCCCGGCGTACCGTAAACGGCGCGAGGATCGGTGAAGCCGACATCGTAACGCTCGGTGGCTTTGTAGCGCATCGAGTCAGTTTCGAAGTCACCTTCCATCGTCTTCTCCAGCTTCCGGCGCATCATCAGCTTCATGCCTTCCGGAGCATCGGTCTGAACCCACCAAGCAGTGGCGGAAGTCAGACGCGACAGCACAGAAGCGCCTTCGTCCATCAGACCAATCGATTTGATCGGGTTGATGTCGTTGTTGGCGTTACCGGCACGCAGAACCGATTTCAGCAGAACTTCAGCTTGGAAGACGTTGCCCGGAGCCACAACCAGTTGCTTCGGAACCAGACGAATCTTCTTGCCGTTGTTGTCCACAGCCTGACGGATCTGGATCAGCATCTGCTCCAGCGACGTTTGCGACAGGTTCGCCGCAGTCGTCAGCAGGTTGCTGAACGTGCCGTTGACGATGGGGTGCGAGGCGCTGTTCAGTTGCACGCCGTCACCGCCCGGATAAGCAGCGTTGAAAGCGCGATTCAGCACGTTAGCGCACAGCGTTTCTTTCGTCTCGATCAGCGACTGCGCCAGATGCTTGGCGTAGACTTGACCGATACGGATGTGATCGCCGTCCTCGACCAGAACTTTGGTCAGCGCGAATGCCAGACCATAAACATGGTAGACATAACGCTTCAGGAACAGCACACCACCCTGCTGGTAGGTAACCGGCGTGCCGTCCGGAAGTTCCGGAGCAGCGCCAAAGCCGTAAAGCACCGGCTCTTCGTGGTAGTTGCGGGGAATACCGTTTTGCTCGCGGAAAACACGCGACCATTCATCGGTACGCTGATCATAAACTCCGTCAAAGCATTCGTTGAGGATAGGCTCAACAATCGAACGGAAGTCAGTACTTCTCATCGGGGCTGCCATGTCTTAGCCCTCCTTAGATCGCGTTAACGGGCGCATTGAACTGCGACTCGTTAACAGTTACGCGAACAATCGTGTACGCATCGCCCCAAGCATTGTCGGGGTAGGGAGCCAGATCACGAATCAGCATCTGTGCGCTGTTGCCTGCGCCCACCAAAGTGGTGGACAGCGTGCATTGCGACAGGCCGGTGGTGGTCGAACCGGCGGTGGTGTTGCTCAGATCCGCCATATCGCCAATCGAAGTCTGCGCCAGAGAACCGGCTGCCTGAATTTCATAAACGATGTTCGGATCGTTGTAGAAGTAGGCAACGCACGAACCAGTCTGGTATGCAGTGTTTGCAGGCCAGTAGTTCGAGACGCGACGACGACCAGTGGTATCAGTCCATTCGACGCCAGCAAAAGCGCCTTGGAAAGAATCACCAGCAGCAGCAACAACAATGTTGCCGCTCGAATTCAGCTTTACGGGCTGACCCTTGAGAATGTCGGTGTTGTAAGCCGACGCGATACCGTCGGCAAGCGCCTGAGCGCGATCCAGACCGCTGGGGTGGAAAGCAGGACGCAAGCCAAACGGAGCATTAGTCGAAGACATAATTCACTCCTGTAAGTTTCCTACCCTTGAAAAATGGGGGCAGGTATTGGTTTGTCGATTTCGCCTAGACCTTCACCTTCGACTTGACCCAGACGTTTGCCTGAGCTATCGCGGCCCTGAATTTGCTCCGCCTGAACGCGAATTTTGTTCGCTTCTTCAAGAGGGGCATCATGGTGCATCTGCGCCATAACATCCTGATAGAGATCCATCGGGAGCTTATAGAGCAGCATTTCATTGCACGCGATAAAACCAATATGCTCTCCAGCTTTTACGCGGTAATTATCGTAACCCGGCAGTTCTTCCGCTTTCACAGGAACATATCCGAGCCGAATCCGCTTATCAATGCTGTCGTAGCTATTGGTAGTCGATAACCAGCAAAGGTGCCATCCCGGTATTGCTGGGATTTTCGGCAGTGCTTCTTGTGTCCACTCATCTTTCCACATCTTGCGACGTTCATCAGACGACACAAACAAATTTTCGGGGGCGTCTCGACTTGCATCAAGAACGGCGCGATTTTCGCGGCCACCGGAATTCAGAGATTTTTTAATACGGGAATCCATTGTTAGCTCCTTTGGTTACGTTTTTCAGCGGCATAGCGACGAATCATTTTTTCCCGCATAGCAGGATCGTCCCACATACCAGCATCTTTCATGGCGCGAACTTGCTCCGGGGAAAGGACAAAAGTATTTCGTCCACCCTTATTAGGAACACTTTCTTTGCCTGAACTTGTCACAACGCTCCTTGGCCTTCTAACAACAGGTTCATCTACTTCGTCCCCAGTATAGCGATGGGGCAAACGCTTTTGCAAGCGACTGTCAAGCTCATCCCAATATTCTTGGGATCTGGGGTCCCAGCCTTCCTTGGCAAGTCGCTCATCAACCGCAAAAGCAATGGCAGAATCCTCGTCATTTTTGCCGGGGTCATACCATGAATTTCTTTCCATCCATGCCGCAGCATGACGCTGCATCATGGGGTCTGGGCCTTGAATCGGGGTGCGCTTCGGCTGTGCTGCCTGACGCTTCAGATTGTTCAAGGCCTCATGCGCCCTACGAGCCTCATACAGCAGATCCTGAGCCTCGGTCATCGATGCGCCATCCTGATTCTGGGTGGCTTCAGCGATTTTCATCTTGGCGTAGTTGATCCGGACTTCCTGATCCTCGATAGCCTTATCGATCCGAGCAAGCTCAGAGCCTTGCGTGCGGCTCTCAACAGCACTCAGGCGCGTCATCAATTCCTGATTTTGCTTCAGTAACTGATTGAATCGTAAGTCTTTTTCCTTCTGATTCTCGCGCTGAAGCTGCTTCTTTGCTCGGCGTCGTGCGCGTTTTGCAGCACGAATAGCCTCGGTATCATCTTCGTGATCATCATCGGCGGCGGATTGCGCCTCGGCCTGCGGCTCTTCAGGGGAATCACCGCTTTGCTCGCCCTCCGAAGCGGGTGCCTTTGCCTCGGCGGCTTCTTTTTCATCGCCTTCCGGCACTTCATCCGGAAGACCTGAAACGGTCAGGCTGCCATCTTGACCTTCTTCGATAACCAGCTTGTCCTCTTTTTCCTGCATTTCTGCTTTGTCGGTTGCGCTCATACGAAAGCCCTCATGGCCAAGGGATCACCAGTCACTTTCGCAATGACTTCGTGATCGTTAAGGATCATAAACAGGGCGGGATCTTCATCCTTCTCGCCGGGGACTTTTGCTTCCCAGCGATCACCACCCCACTTCGGAACCCGCAGATAGTCGCCCACATCGCACCATGAACCTTCCGGCCACGGCTCCATTGTGTCGCGCTTCTTGAATGCAAGCGGCCCAATATCGATGACTTTCGCCACCATGTTGTTCCACTTTTCGGTTTCCTTGGTTTCTTCAACCAAAATAATCCCGGCAGATGTGACCTTCTTTTTTGTCCTACGCAACTGGACAAGAATTCTTGCGCCTAAAGGTTTTGCACCGGGGTCTACGCTCGGAAATGCCCAAGCCAATTCAGCTTCGTTAGAAGCTACCGGACTATTACTCATCGTCTTCCTTTAACAAGTTATCAAGGATTGTCAGGGCTTCTTGCAGCCCTTGGTATTGCCCCACAAGGCGTTGGTAAGTCTCGAAATTAACCGCATTACCGGCAACGAGAGACGAGGATATTTCAGCCTGCCTTACCTTAATCGCACCTATGAAGTCGTCTGTGTAGCGCATAAATTAGGCGTTCTTTTTGTCTACCCCCTTGCCGCTCGGCAGTTCAGGTTGCGGGATCGACTTACCATCAGTCGCGCCTTGCGCCAGCCGCTTGTGTTGCGGAACTGCTGCGCTCTTTTGCTCTTGATCGGACATATTGCCTCCTTATTGAATCAAACCACGTTGCACTGCATTCTGCAGAGCAATAACCGACTCGCCCTGCTCCTTCTTCAGCTTGGCCGCTTCCAGCGTCAAGTCCAAAGTATCCATACGCTCTTTGGTCAGGTTGTTCTCAGTGTTCATCGCCACCTTAACCTCGCGGTCGCTGGCGCTATCCTGAGTATCAAGTTGCATCTTCTGAGCCTTCAGTTGCATCTCAGCCTGATCGCGTGCCGCCCTGCGCTGAGTTTCAGCCATCGAGGATTGCAAGACAACCTGAGCGTCGGGCGTAAGCGGCGCCTGCGCCCCTTGTTTCTGAATTTGCTGCAGCGCCTGAAGCAGTTGCGCCATCACCGGCATGAATTGCTGGAACTTCTCTTGGATGTCCAAAGCCACATGACCAGATGCCGCGGCAATTGAGCGGTCGATCTCCGGAGCCAGCTTGGTTTCCTCGTATTTCTTGTTCTTCAGATCTGACTTGTCGAAGGCGTAGTTACGCATCGATTGCGTGTACCAGAGCATCATGTGCTGCTTCACATGATCCAGCGCCTTCGGGATGAACTGAGGCGCGATGATCGGATTCATGCCCATCACCGGATCTTGAGCAAAGGCCAAATGCGCCACGATATGCGCCAGATGGTCTTGACGGGGGTAGGCCACAGCCATCCTGCCCATTGCCATCGCAGCATTCTCATCCGCGGCGTGCATTTCAATCGGTTTCGTGTATTCAGGCATCAATTCCTGAATATTCGGCACCTTCATCTGCTTCAAGGCTCTAGCAATCACCGCCCGCTTATTGAAAAACTGCGGATTCTTGTCGGAAATTGCCATAACTGCTTGAATCTGCGCCATTCTCTGCGTTTCGCTGAAAATATGCGGGTCAGATACAGGAATGATGTCGCTATTACGCTTGAAATCCTCTTTTCTGATCGGCAGTTCAGCAACAACGTCGCCTTTTTTCTGCTCGTCCAGATACCAGCGGTTCAAACGCTGCAAAATCATCAGCATACGGCGCTGAGATTCATGCATACGCGCATGGATGCTCGAAAATACCGCAGCGCCCTGCTCAATCAGCGCCTGAGTCGTGCCAACAGGCGCATTTGCGTTGATATCGGCAATCTTTTCCTCTGCCGTAGTCACAACACCCTTGGCGGCGTTCGACAGCCAGCCCAAAAGCTGGAACAGAACAGCACTCGGAGGATTGAACGGGAAAGGCATCGCAATCTTGCGGATGTCATCGACACCCGGAGCGCCCTCAATCTCCGCAACCTGCGTCACATCGACCTGCTGAGACTGGCCACTGATCTTCGCTCCCTTCAGCTTCAGCATCGTCGCAGCGTTGTTGATGTGCGCCGAGTCCAGAAGCGCCCGCAAAGCACCCGTAAGGGCTGCAGACAGGCCGCCAATCAGGTGCGGCAGGCCAATTGCATACGCGCCACGCCACGGAATGAACTTGTATTCAATGATCCAGTCGAGTTTCTGGCGGGTTTTGTCGCCCTCTTCCCAGTTTCGATACAGACCAAGAACCTCACGGTTCAATTCGTCCAGCATCAGGATGTAAGGGGCAGACTCACCATCGGTTTCGGCGTCACCATCAAGCTCCAGCCATGCGTAAACATGGTAGACACGACGCAATCCATCGTCCGAGGACTGCATTTTCTTGCCTTCGATCTTCTCGTTCGCCTTCTCAGAGGCGGTCGGCTCCGGATCGAGCGTTGCTTTGACAAAATTGACATCCCGATACAGGCCGCGATCAATGCGATTCTGGAATTCCCACTGAGAAATGTCCTGCTGCTCAGTCACCCGAGATGACGTATAGAAGCTTGCGGCAGCAAAAGGCAGCAGAATGTTGTCAATAGGCACAAATTCAGCGCAGGGACGCTTCTTGATGTCATCCCACCACATCTTCATGAACTGAGATCCGCCCAGCGGAAGCTGCGTCAGCAGTTGTTCCTGCTCATCGCGGAATTCCTCGATCTGCTCGGTCAACTGCCAGTTCATGTAATCGCGCTTGCGCTCTGCGATTTCCTCTTTTTCTTCCGTAACTTCGCCCAGAATGTTCGTCCGAGTCGGGCCTTCCGGCGGGAACATCTCTTTGCAAGCCCTTGCGGCGAAGTCCACGCAAGCTTCAGCCATAACCGGATGCACAACCTTCGAGGCGCCGGAGAAGGTAGCGCCGCCCGGGGCATCATTCCCCATGCCAGTCCTACGAAGCCCCTCTTCATACTGTTTATCGCGCTCAGAACGCGCCTCACGGTCATCCTCGATCATCCCAAGGTATCGGGTGCCAAGCGAGTCCAGATCGCCCAGATCAAGCGTATCCGCAAGGTTTGAGTAGAAGTCTTCGCTCTCGGTCGGCCCCTTGAATTCATCCTTCAGGGTGACAACCGCGGAGCCGTCAGAAAGCTCCTCAACGTCGGATTCATCCTCAGAAAGCTCAAATTCCATAGGCTCCTGCGATTCTTCTTCCGCAGCGCCACCTACAAAACGTCCGAATTCGGGGTCAATGGGCATCTCAGCCATGTTATTTCCTTAGTCTTTTGTTCAAAACGGCAAGGCGCATGGCATCCATGCTGACCGGCCCGCCCTTCTTGTATTGCGGAACTTCTTCGTCGGTCGCCATCATACCCGCACCTACCGCCCCAGCGACAGGGGCAAGCTGGTAAAGCGGCTGGCCTTGCGTCGTGATGCTTTCTCGAATTTCAGGGGTAATGTCGAACGAATGGTAGGGAACCTCATTCATCTGCCTTGCAGCGTCCTCGGCAGCTTCTCTGGTTTCATAAACCTCACCAATACCTTTGGCACTACCTCTTTCAACTATCGTGTATCCGCCCCTGTTCTCATGAATCACGCTAAGATCTTTAGTCTTTACAGGATATTGACCAACCTCAACGCCGTATTCTTTTGACACAAATTTCGGAAGCTTTTGGTCATACAAAAGATCAAAAAACTTCTCTGCGCCACTTTCCGGATAGCGAATCTTTTGAAGTGATGCCGGGGAAAAAACAACCTTGTCATAGCCTTTTCTGGCCGCATCATCAACAAGTCTCTTCATGGTCAATTCATGCCATGTATTCTTGAACGGCGCGTCAGGAACACGAAGGTCATCTGCTTGC